CTAAAGAGCTGCTGACATCGCAGTTTTACCGTCATACTCAGCCAGGTATGAGCCATAGTGGCGAAACAGCATCTCCGGCCCTTTATGGCCCATCTGACCAGCCAGCCAGAATAGGTTAACGCCCTGGCTGATGTGTCGCGTGGCAAAAGTATGTCGGGTCTGGTAAGGGTTCCGATAGCGTACACCGGCCTTTTTAAGGGTAGGTACCCATGCTTTCTTACGAATGGCGTCAGCGTTCGCCCATGGCATACCCGTTTTTGGATCGCTGAAGATGAACTCACTTTTCATGAAAGTGAATTGCTTTTGTGCCTGTAGTGCCGTCAGCGCCTCACTGTTCAGCTCAACTTTACGGGTACCGGCTTTTGTTTTGGTGCCCTTCAGCACACCCACGACACTGGCCGCCTGCACGTGAGCGGTGCTCTCGATAAAATCGATGTCAGACCAGCGCAGCGCGCACAACTCAGAGCTGCGCAGCCCGGTATTGAATGCGAACTGGAAAAGGTTCTCCCACTCCTGGAATTTGCAGTGCTGATAAATGGCGGTGGTTTCTGCTGGCGTGAACGGATCAACTTCGTAATCGTCGGCATTCGGGCTGTTGTCGATCACGTGGTACCGGCTGGCGCTGACGAGAGTCACCGGGTTAATCGTCAGCAGACCATCCGTCACAGCCTCATCAATGGCACTGCGCAGGAATGAGAGGTTATTTCGGATCGTTTTCAGCTTTGTTTTCCGGCTGGCTATCCAGTTTTTCAGGACGGCCGGCGTCAGCTCCGAGACATGCAGTTTATGCAGGGAAGACAGCGCCGAAAGGCATTTTTCATAACCGCCAATAGTGGACGGCGAAAGGTTGCGATTCCCGCAAATTTTCAGGTATTCGTCGAGATAGGACTTAATATTTTTGGTTTTCTTCACTACCCCGAACAGCTCCAGTTTTTTGGAGTTGGGGAAGTATTTCGCATAATCGAATGTGCCGCCGGCGATCTGGTTCTGTATTTCCCCCAGCAGGCGCTCGGCATACTTCACACCGCGCGCGTTTGCTTCCATTCTGGAAAGGGGCTCCCGGCAGAGAACCCCCTTGCAGGTGAATGTGATCACCAGAGTATCGCCAGTTTTATGCTGGCGAATGGTTACTCCTCTTGGGAGAGATAATGATCCTTGTTCTTTCTTGCCCATTTTGAAACCTCCGTTAAGTCTATCCAGCGTTCTTTAACGCCATCGACTTTTAATACATGGACACCCTCTTTCCATAACCCCCTTTGTATCCGTTTGTTAACGGCTTCTACCGTTTCTCCTGCGTCCCGGCAGTAGGTTGAAAGTGGTACGCAATCAAGACTCATGGCCGATCCCCCGCCCAAATGCCTGGGCATTTTCCAGTTCATTTGCCGCATAAATAAGTGCGTTGTGATGAGCCCGAAAACCGCCGTCAAGTTCGCGCGCAGCTCTATCACGTAAGAAGTCGATCGCTGGCTGGTAATCGACTTTATGTTGGGCCTGTTTTTCACCCCGGCAGACGGTATTCATTTTCTGTCCTTCAATTTGCTGTATCGCTCATGGCTCATTACTTCCCAGTTCTGGCCCCCGTCACGGGACAACAGGCGCCAGCGAAGATTTACCCTCAGGCTCAGATTCCCCGATCCGTGCATACGGCAAGGATGAATACGTCTGGCTCTGTATTGCCTGAGCACCTGAATTGCCTGTGAATGAACCCATTCAGGAATGCGTATCGCTGTCAGGGCCATTGTCCTTATCTCCCGCTGGTGGAATGACGGTGTAGCCGGCACGTTCTGCCATCCATAAAAATGTTTCCAGAGACGCTGTTACTTCACCTTTTTGCACTGGGCGCGAATGAATCACCTTCCCGTTCTCGATAGTGAGCACGACATCAATAGGGCCGTGCTCTACTGAATAATTAACATCAGCCATTTGATGTCTCCTGTATGCGCAGCTCCATATCACGAGCCATTTCAATAAACGTGTCCAAAGAACAGATATGTTCATCGGGAAATAACCGCCGATCACATTTCACCTGGCCGTTTTCGATGTAGAGAACGACGCGGCCAGTGAAGTCAGGCAGAACATGCAGATCTACGTTCAGAACCGGGCGGCCACTCTGGCTAACGTTTTGTTGACTGATCATGCTTAGCCTCCGCTGCTGCTGGTTTATGCTTTTTGGCAAAATCGACCAGTTCTGCAATGAGATCGTCGATTAACTCTTTGCCGCTTTCCGTCAGGAACTCACCGCGGCCATTCACGTCTACAGCGCTGCTATAAATTCCCCTGACAGCCTTAATCCCTTCAATATTCCCGAATTCACTCACGGCCTGTTTTTCAAATCGGCTCAATAGGCCATCGAGTAGAATCTCTGTTAATTCGATAGTTTTTATTTCGCCTTTTGGCTGGTTAATAATGATGCAGTTACTACCGGTTTTACGCTGGTGGCGGAGTAACGCTGATTTAAGAATTCGACGGCGATAAGTTTCGATTAATTTATCCATCTAAATAATCCTTCTTTGCACGTCTTCATTCGCCAGTACAATTTTCTCCTCTTTCTCGGTCCATGAATAAACAGAGCCAGCGAGGTCATAAGCCAGACCTAAAAGGCCATCAAGCTGGTAGCAATCGAAATCCTTATGATGGGCATGGATAGTTTGCATAAGGAAATTGAGTTGTTCTGCTTTGATATTCAGCGTCTGAATATCTTGTCGTTCTTGAATAGACATAACTTATCTCCCATATGCTTTCTTTAAAAAGAGATTGGCGATGTGCCAATATCCAGCGCTGCGCATTAATTGCGCTGTTTTAAAAGCGGCTTTATTTACCATAATAAAAACCCATTAAAAGGATGTAATATTCCCCAGCGATAAAGCTGTATTTATTCCAGATTAAATTATCGGTGTGGTTATTTGTTTTTGACTTTAACAGCCTGCTCTTCAATCAACCAAGCGCATACGTCGCCTGTGAGCCTGCGCAGTAGCGAGGCAATCGCTATCACTTCGGAATCAGCCATTCTGTCAGGATAAGACTCCATCATTCGACAAATAATTTCCGCTTGATGCGCTCGCTCAGCTACCTGCTCTAATGAAATTTCATGCGCCATGATTCCCATCCTTTAACCCAGAAAGATATGAAGCTGCATGAGATATTTTATTTGTCGCAACGCCGAGTTCAGCAAGATCAGCGATAACGCAGGTGAGACTGAGGATTTTGTCTCTATTAATTGCTTCCTCTTCTGACAAACTAAAAATACTTAAACTGAGATGATTTATTGCTTCAAAGATTGAAATCGTTTTGGTATCGCAATCAGATGCAATATCACCGTAATGAATATGAGAGCAATCTTTACTGAATCGAAAATCTTCGATATCAACTAATTGGTGAAACTTTTTAGTAGTTGGCTCGCTGGTCATTTAGTTAACTCCGTTGTATGCCGATGAAATAAGCATACGATCACCAAAATTGTCTGTCAAACATAATTATGCGTGATAAACATATTTTAGGTATAACCAACTGTTTTCCTGACTTTAAAAGATATGTTTCAAAAGCAAAAAAAAGAGCCGGAAGGCTCTTTAGTATGTGCGGGGATGATGGGTTACGCGTGGCGTCGGAACTGTTGTGATTGGCTTAAAAGTACCTTGCCGCAAACGTGGAGCATATCCATCTCTTCATCAGTGATCTGCCATTCTCTATACAGCGGATTGTCAGACAGCACGTGAAGTTGAGTTTTGATTTTCTGAAGGCGTTTTACAAAGAGATCGCCGCT